ATACTGTGCCTGCGCGTCAGACAACTGATGTTGCAAATCGGACAAGCTAGATTTTGAAGCGTGAATCTTAGCCGTCAGCTTGTCGATATTGTTTTTGGTCTCCACGATGTTCTGGTGACCTTGCCAAACATTGTCGGCAATGGTGGTTGCACCGGCCCCAAACATAAGTCCTGCTAAAACAGTTACTGTAAATGTCAATTTTTTGTTCATGATTTTTTCTCCTTAATCGATCTCTTCTGCTTCAATCTCAACACGTGGTTGATCGCTGTACCATTTGCCAACATGGATTTCGACTATTTGGTTGTCGTCTTCCCACAAAATTCCGGTAAGCGCGTCCGATACAGACTTGTAGTAGTTGTCTACATCCGGCTTAACTGTCGGCCTAACTTTGCCTTCTTTTTTTCGCCTTATTAAGGCCTTACTGCCAGACTTTTGAAGCTGACGGTATATTTCCATTGACACCCTTATCGGACCGCTTAGAGGCTCAATATTGAGCTCTGACGCTACGCTCTTAACGTGCTGCTTGTAGTTTCTTGATTTAGTCGGGTCGTAAGCATGACCCATTCGCGTGAACCTCGGCCGTCCTTGTGGTACTGGGTTGCCAGGTATCGTTAGCCTTATCACGCTGGTTTCACGTCCTTCAGATAGTATTGACGTTGCTTGCCGTCAACCATCTCAACCGTTGCGATTAACTCTTTAGGCGCATTGTTTTCAAAAGCAACTGGCTTGTTAATATCTTGTCTTGCTCCTCTGGCGTTGTATCGTTCAATCCTGATGATTCGTGCCACACCGCCAAGATCACGCACGCCCATGAATACTCGATCAGGAACCATAACCAGATCACCGACCATCATTTTTGTTTTAATTGCTTGCATTTGAAGATTCCTCCTGTAGTTTCTTGCATTCTCACTCGCTAAATTGCTAACGGCTCACGATCTCTTCATGGCCGTTGTTGCGGCGCGGTAACTTGATCTCAAATTCGCTTGCAACTCGCTTCACGAACGTTGTTGACTTTCCGATCCGTTTTGCAACGTCAATCAGCGTGTTACATTGTGAGGCCGCTTCTGCAATTCCGCGTGCGTATTTGGCACGGGCTTCTTTTCGCTTTTTTGAAATCTTTTCAAGGCCATTGTTGACTGAAGTTTTCAAAGTATCGCTGTCATCAACACCAGCTACCGCACGTTTCTCGACAATCGCTTTCTTTGATACAACAATCCGGTTGTTGAACTCTTGCTTCTCGATTTTTGAGAATGCTTTGATTTTCGAGATGTCTAGCATTGCTGAGTTTTCATAGCGCTTAAGTAATTCAGCCTTGAAGTCGCGCCACACTTTGTCTCCCTGCTCGTATAAACGCACTGTTACTTGTGTCATGATTTTGCCTCCTGCTAACAATTTTTGGCTTCTGCCAAATGTGGTTTTCAACGTTTCCTTAAAATGGAAATGGATATATAATTGTGTGGTACCAAATACTCTTAACAAAGGGGTGATTCCATTGGAATCATTTTTGGTGCTAACTGTGAAGTAATGGTTTGAAGTTGTTGCGTCCTCGTTTCCTGCAAACGTTATTGTAGGTGCATCGATGCGTGCGCAAGTGGGCGTCAATGAAGCGACAACAATCGAATCAGTTCATCAGCAGTACTGGGCGACGATACCAGTGAAGTGATGAAGATGAGTGTCAGATTGTCAACGGATCAAAATTTCGCGGTCCCCCAGTTGCTGACACGACTGGGGATTTTTTAATCAGACTAATTTGTTGAGATCAAAGTCAGGAAATTCCTTTTTGATTTGCTTTAATAGCTTGATACTCGGATTAGAAAAACCGTCTTCAACTTTGATCCAGTGAGATTGTGAGCATTTGATCTTCCTAGCAAATTCTCGCTGCGTTAAACCTATAGATTTTCTAACAGACTTTAAATAAGAATTTCCGCTCATGATTTCTTCTCTCCTTGCTTATCAGGCCTCAGTTCGTCAAGGCTAACGCCTAGAGCATCCGCAATTCGGATCATCGTTGAGAATGACGGATCTTTGCTTTGACCGGTTTTGATTGAATAAATAGTTGTTGGATTTTTATACCCAGCAACTCTGGAAAACTTCCTGATACTGTAACCTTTTTCACGCATAAGCCTTTCAATGATGTGCCACATGTTTTCATCCTTTCCAATCAGAATGGCAAATCATCATCTTGGATGTCTATCGGCTGGCCATTATTAGCAAACGGATCCGTGGTATTCGCTCGTGAAGCATTTGGAGTCGTTTGACTCGCGTTCGTGGTCGCTGCTGCTGATGCATTGGCTGTTTGCTGTGATTTAGGGTTGTTCTGAGACGCCTGTCGTGACTCAAGCAAAGCAAAATTATCAACGATTACCTCGGTCACGAACACTTTCTGTCCTTGCGCGTTATCGTACGTACGCGTTTGAATACGGCCTTCGATGCCAACAAGTGCACCCTTATGAGTGAAATTTGCAAAGTTCTCAGCCGACTTGCGCCAGATCTGGCAATTTACGAAATCAGTTTCCCGTTCTCCGTTTTTGCTCTTGAATTTGCGGTCAACGGCCAGCGTGAATGATCCTGTCTCCGTGCCACTTTGCGTGTAACGCAAGTCAACATCTCTTGTCAGCCGGCCTGTTAGTGAGACACTGTTTAGCAATATGCTTCCCTCCTAATTCTTTTCGCCCAATGCTCGTAGCTTTTGCAATTGCTCAGCCAATTCGGCTCTGTCTTCTGCGGACGCTTTTTTGTGTTCTGGTTTGTAACCTGGTTTAGCCCAATCAGGCAATTTCTCATTCCGAACTGGCTTGCCGTAACGGCGCTGAGGCTGATTCGTTTTGCGTTCACTATCGTTTGCATCGACAGCAGCAACCGTGAGAAGACGCTTGCTTTCCCAGTTTTTCAAGATGCCGTTGACGTACTTGTAGTTTCTGACATTGCTTTCAACCGCAGTCCGCAGCGCATTTAGGACCAGCTTCTCAGGTTCAGGTGATCCTGCTTTTCGCATGTCAGCAACCCAATCAACAAGGCTTTCTCTGGTGAACGGTGACAGTTGTCCAAACCCGTTTCCTTCCCAGAAATTGCAAATATCAAGAATTGATGATGACGACGATGACGGTTCTCCAGCAGGTCTCTCTGCTGCCTTTACTGGAGCAGTAGTCTGTTGTCGTTTAGTTTTGTCTAGTTTAGTCTCGTCTTGTTTAGTGTATGTGCTACTGTGTTGCCTACTAGGTTGTAAACTACCTTGTAAACTGTGTTGCCTACTAGGTTGCCTACCGTGTTGCCTACTATTTGACATACTGTCATCATCTTGACTACTAGGTTGCCTACTATCTGACGTACTAAGTTTTCGTGAAATATCGATGACTGAGTAGGTCGTTGCCTTAACACCGTTAGTTTGAAAATCTATCAGCCCTGACTGCTTTAGCGCGTTACGGGATTTGACGATGCCCTGACGGCTTAAACCAGTCAACGTTTCAAGTGTTCGATTCGGCATATTGAATTCGCTTGGCCAGCCTAGCTGGTTACATTGGTAAACCAGCCCATGCCATAATGCTATCTGTCCTGTGCTTAGCGGATTAACGCTTTGCTGAATGTAGAACTCTCGAATTAGCTTGAATAAATCCATGCGGTGAGTCACCTCCTACTCGACCAGATCGTAGAGGCTGATGATCTGAGTCAGATGCTTAGTTGCCCGGCAATACTCACAGTGCTCACACCGTTTTGGTTCTTCTTCGCCGTTCTTAACGGCTTCAATGCGTGGCTGTAGTTCCTTAACTCGTTCCAACCAATAGTCCAGCAAATCTTGCGGCATTGAGACCGCCGCTTTATCTGGCGGATCCTGCTTTGATACTGCGATGATGACAGGCACGGCTTGAACGCCATATTGCTGTCGAATTAGCTCCTGATACACGGCCATTTGCAGTGGGTAGTTGTAAGCCTCAATGAAAGAACCATAGCGATGTTCTTCTGGTAGATAAAAACGCTTGTTGATGTCCATGGTGGTTTTCAAGTCAGCGAAGTATTTATGGTTATCCGCTAAGCAGTCAAGTTTGCCTTTCCAAGCCACCCCACCGATCTCGCCTTTGACAATGACTTCTTTTTTTCCTTGATAGAACTCTTTGAACTTAGGATCTGTTCGCAAAGTTCTAATCATGTTGTCAGCAACTTGATATTCTCTTTTGAGCTGTCCTTTTGTTGCACCGCGAGTTGAAATAATCTCTGGATGTTCCTGCTTAAACTTGTTGTGCGCATAGCGGCTTTGGAAGTAGCTGTGAAGATAGTTGCCGACCAACAAGGCCGTTGGGTCGCGCTTGGGCTTCCACTCGCCCTTCAATTCCGCCAAAGCCTCGGCCTCGCAAGCCATGAACTTTTTGAACCAAGTTGGGGACTGATACTGCCAATCCATGCGATTGCTGTAATAGTTTCTACTTGTTAACTTGGTTCTGGAAGAGGTTCGCGACTTCTTTGTCGGTAACCGGCCTATGCTCAGCTCGGTCTGGTTGGCTGGTTTCTTTTGGCTTTGTCTCTTTGGTTTCCTTGGCATTTGCAGCATGTTTCGGCTCCTCCTTCGGCTTGCTATCAATCAGGTCATCAAAGTTTGGCGTGACGTCCTTCGGTTCCGCGTTGTCATATTCATCGGCCGTGGTGTCATTGACGGCCCCAAGTAAAAGGTCGTTGTCAGAACTTGAGTTGATGAAGAACTTGGCAGCCCGGTTGAGCACCGTTCGCTTAGCCATTTCCTCGGGGAACTCTTGCTGAACCTTTTTGGTTTTGGCATGACTCCAGCTTTGATCAATCTGCTTCTTGGTCATGATGGTGAAGTTCTCAACGCCATTGTTATCGACGATGACAGCAAATGCTGCGGCAATAGCGTTGTCCTGATTCTCAATACGCGGCTCGAATACTTTGACGACCGTCCGGCCTCGATCAGAGCCAATTTGGAATTTATCGCCTTCCCGAACAACCTCGGCCCAAACATCCTGCACATTATCCAAACGCTTCAGGATCGCCAGGCTACCAAAGTACGAGCGCATCAGGGTCAGGTCTTTGCCGTAAGGAATGAAGTAAACCTGATTCTTAGCTGGGCTGAGACCCTGAATCACCATATTAAGCAATGCTTTAGCTTGCGATTGCGGGCTAGTTTTATCTAACAGCGATGGCCCTTTGCTGTTATCTGATAGCGTGAGCCAAGCCGAATTCAGCGCATTGCTAGGGCTATAGTTCGCCGGAAGTTTCAAGCCTTCATTCTTCTGCATCTCAGTGATGCGGTTGTTGACACTTGCTACAATTTCATTAGCCATTTCTGTTCCTCCTAGTAGTCATATTCAGTCGCGCCAAGGCTCATTAAGAAGTCAATGACGTCATATTCGTTGACGAGTTCGTCGTGGTATTCAAGGTAGGTCTCGCCATCAACCAGCGATGGCCTTGCCAATCCAGAGGTGGCTCTTCCTCTTGTCGTGCCTGGCGATTTTGATACTCGTTCAATGCCGCCGTGTTCCAATCTGGTTCAAGCATGGCGGGCACCTCCTTTTCGTGATAAACTTGACCTATAAATTAATTTGCTTTGTTTTTCATGTCCCGTGGTTGCCGCCATGGGATTTTTTTGTGCGCATTTGTTGAGCATCCGTTGACTAAGTTCGAACATCCAAAGCCAACCGCGATCAGCATGGCCTTTATAGATCACGTTTTCGACCTGATCGTGCACGTCTTGCCAATACTCTTTGGTATCTCGCATGTGCTTTCCTCCTATTCAATCCACTGCTTCCATCCGCCCACCGCCGTGGCACCGATCAGGATACCGAACATGCCAACAATAAAGAATTTCCAGAACAACGCGCTCGGGTCTAGCAGTATCGATAAGATTGCTTCTAGCATTGCCTATACCCCCTGCTGACGTGCAAACCAACGTTCCATCTTTTCTGGCTCAACACGTTGTGTCTTACCGGGACCGACAAATGGAGCACCTTTTTTCTTCCAACGGCTCACTGTCGCGGCAGAAACCTGATAGTGTGCCATAACATCTTTTGGCGTCCAATAAACTTTGGGCTTAAAGGGCTTGCGTGTCCTTTGCGGCTTAGTGGGATCGATCAGTGTAAATCCTTGTTCCATGCCTGCTCATCCTTCCTCATATAATGAAGTTTCTGGTAATGCGGGAGCCTTTCGCTGAAAAGATCCATGATTGAGATGCCTAGCATTTCGCAAATAGCATTTAGTTCGGTTAGATCTGCGACTGTGCTATCAAGTTTCTCGAATGCGTATGCTTTCAAGTTTTTAGCGTCATCGCGTGTAAAGTTGGGGTCATTAGCAAGGCCCTCAATGTCGTGCTTGATGAAAGAAGCTTTCTCCTCGTCTTCTTCTCGTTTATCGGTGACTAAAAGCCCGCGTAAATCGTGGTATATTCCGTCACCGCTAAACAGCTTAGGGATTCCTAGAAACAAGTTAGCCATTTCATAGCTTAGTTCGCTGTCATTCATCGAATTGGCAATGTCAGTAGCCTCGTTTGCTCTAATGGGAGTTCCATGAAAATAGTTGTTGATCGTTGAGCGCCCTAATTTTGCTGCATAAGCGATCACCTTCTGTGGCGTGTTGGTTCTAGTAGCGAACCTATTCAAAGGGCTACTAATTGTTGCTTTCATACGTTCCACTTCCTTTAAAAGATGAAATATTGGTGGATATTGATTCATGCTAGAGAGGGCTATGATTAACCCATAGCAAGTTGATCAGAGACGTTCCGTTGAACCTCCTTATGATCTAGTTCAATGATTTGCATCAAGGTATTGTCATCGAATGCTGACCAATAAGATGCAGTGTGTTCTGGATGATCTGTGGTCAGATCCTTAATCATGTCCTTACGATCCATGTGACTCACCTCCTTAACTTGAAAACTGAATATTGTGTGATTGCCTCCCGCCGAGTGCGATAATTGCATCGAAGGGAGGTGATAAAAATGTGGGACGTAACCTTCATAAATACCCAGACCGGTTTGCCGAAGACCATTTATGGAGTGATTTCGATCGTCGCAGAGATGGGAGACAAGACCGAACAATTCAGTCCGCTAACCCTCGTTCACGAAAAAGCAAGACTACGCGGATATTCGTTTACGGTCTTCACTGTCAACGAAGATCCATTTTCACTAGGCACTAACTGGATTCCAGAAAGTGCTGATGGTGACTAATCTTTCGGGGCATCCTTCGGGGTGTCTCTTGTATTTACAAGCACAGCCACAAGCAATGTTCCGTAGGATTTGAAGCCGTCGTACCTGTCATACAAATTCGTCAAGTGTATATTTTGCAGCTTTTGGTCTCCAGACTTAAGATGTTCAGTTATTTCCTGGGTGAGTTCTTCCCAGCTTTGAAGCTGTCTCTTGTCATGTTCTTCCCAGTTTTGAATCTGGTGTTCGTCGTGTTCTTTCTTGCTCATCGTGTCACCTCCTCTCGCTGAGCGGGAATGTGTTTACTTAAAGTTGACTGATATTCCAAAAAAATAAGATCCGGCTTTGTTTTTAATGCAGTGGCAATTTTAAATGCCAATTCATAGCTGACACGGCGTTCTCCGCGTTCGATCAATGAATAATATCCTTTGCTAATGCCAATCATATTTGAAATATCTTGCATTGTAAGATGAAATTCCTTGCGGCGTTCTTTCAGCTTTTCGTTCAAATGATCACCTCCTAATCAACTTTATGTAAACACTATAATCTACAATTAGTAAACTGTCAACTAAAAAAGTGAACTTTTTTTAAACTTTGTTGAGTTTACAATTTGTATACACTATTCTATTCCTATGAGGTGATATGATGAGCTTCGGAGAAAGACTAAAAGAACTTAGGAACGAAAAGAAGATGACCCAATCTGATGTCGGAAAAATTATAAATGTCAGCAAAGCGTCTGTTTCTTTATATGAAAAGAACGAAAGAACTCCTGACCAAGATTCTATTAAGAAACTAGCCAGTTACTTTAATGTTTCTACCGACTTTTTGCTTGGGGTTACTGATGTTCGCTCAAAGCCGGAGCAAATTGACATATCAGATTCAAAAAATGACACCATCATGACTTTTGAAGGTCGCCCCATTCCGCCTGAAGATCTTGAGATAATCAAGAGACTTCTTCGAGGTGGCAAACATGATGACTGATTTTACTAGTGACATGCTGAGAGAGGTTTTAAACTACGGATTTGACCGTGGAGTTGGGGCTGAGCTGACATATCAGCTGAAGCCGTACACTCCGTCAGTTTCTAATCCTGAAACACGTTGGATCGCGGTTAATATGAACTGGCACAAGCCTAAGCAATTGCCTTATCAGGCTGCACACGAAATCATGCACGTTCTACATCAAGATCCAGCTTGTCTGTATTTCTATTCAGCATCAAAAAATAGTATTGAAGGTGAAGCTAACATAGGAGGAATCCAGATTCTCGTTCCCTTATACTTTGCTTACATCGATAAAGAAGATGCTAACCTGAATCAATTTATGGAAGCTTTTGACATTCCTGCACCAATGGAAGACACTGCTTTGGAAGCAATAAAAGAATTTTACATTAATTAATTGTTAGTCCAGATACGGAAGACGGTAAAAGCTGAAAACTATTTATGGAGGAAAACAAAATGGCAAAAAAGGTAATGGGTGCTGACGGTAAGCAATATAAGGTGAAGAAGCCTTTTTACAAACGTGTGTGGTTTTGGATATTGGTTATTGTTGTGGTAGCAGCAATTGGCGGTGGCCTCAACAATAAGGGCAAATCAAGCAGCGAATCCACGGAAAAAACCGCAGTTAGCAAAACGGATAAATCATCTTCAAGTACATCAAAAAAGGACAGCGGCAAGATTACTCGAGCAGACTTTGACAGCATCAAATTGGGTGATTTGATGGAAAACGGCAATGGTGGTGCCAAATTAGATGATTTAAAAGCCCAGTTTGGGAACCCGTCCTCTACTTCGAGCAGTACCACAAATGGAGTTAAGACTGATCTTGTAACGTGGACTAATGTTGAGGGTGGCTGGGGAGCTAACGTAATTGTTTCCTTCACCGACGGAAATGCGTTCAGCAAGAATCTTACTGGCTTCAAGTTAGGCCGCAAGCAAAAGATTACTTTGGCAGATTTCAACGCGTTCCAGGACGGTACAAAATACGCTGACTTCACCTCAAAATGGGGACAACCCGACTACTACAATGAAAGCCTTATCGGCGGTCAAAAGAATGTTGTGGCCGGTTATACATCTGGTGTAAAAGGTGATCTGGGTTCCAACTTCAACGTGACCTTTACAAATGATGCTTTAAGCGGGAAAACCCAGTCCAATATGAAATAGCCCTTTTACAGGCCCCTACTTGGGGCTTTTGCTGGGCACAAAAATAGCCCCGGTGGCGAGGGCTAATAAGCAAACCAAGTAAACACGGTCAGTACAATGTAAGGAGATGTCTGACACGAAAATTGAAACAATGTGTGCCGAATGCCGCGATTATAAATCTAGTGCTGTCGCGGAAGTAACTGATGACGAATCACTGAAATTTATATGTCCTAGGGGTCATACATTTCATGCAGTATTACGCACCCCTCTGTATGTTCCGATATTTGAAAATGCTTTACGAGCGTATGATGATGAAGAATACTATGAGTGCTATCTAAGCGCAGTTACGAGCTTGGAAAAATTCAGAAACACAGCTATCAAAGCTTACTTTTGGTCAACAAACAACCACAAACCAATGGACAAAATCATTGATAAATCACACGCTATCAAGTATTCAGAAAGATCTATTGCTTCGTTTGCAACGATTTCCCTACTACTATTTGGAGAATCAGCAATTCCTATGTTGAACAAAATGTACGATTCCACAGAAAAACGCAACAGAGTTATTCACGGGACTTTAATCCCAACAAAGGGTCTTTGCGAAGAAGTAATTAAGAATGTTTACCAAGTCGTCAAGTTTTTCCAAATTAGCTGGATTGACGACGATGGGTACTGTCCCATCTCAAATTATCAGGATGCGATTGCCACGGATAACTATGAGGCAATTATTAGCAACAAAAAAGAGCATGAGCTCGCAGTTCTTGTAGGAAAACTTTACACTCTGTCAGCTATACAAGTGGTACATAAGGATAAAGAACTAGACGTAGAATTCAATCGAAGCTTCAAAATAATCATGGATATCCACCACAGAGTTTTTTGGTGATCATATAGATAATGAATCAGGTTGGATAACCAATTGCCCACTACTTTTTTCAAAATAGACATTGTCATCAATAACAGCCGGACGATCATCTGAAATACCCTGAATTCTGATTGTGGAATCACTGGGTAAAGACTCTAAATATTTCACAAAATCCTTCACCTTGACAATTCCATCTTTCAAATCATATGAATAACTATAACCTAGCTTGTCTTCATTCATCATCATCGCTCCTCTATGTGAATGTCTAGTTATCTTTCACTGATTATATCATAAAGAATTTCGTACTAATCATTCAGAACGTCATCACCGCCGAGATCCGGGATAAACTACATCCAGGCTCGTAGCTTTAAAACTCAGTTGAACTTGCGTTGTGTCGTTCAGCGCAGGATGAAGCTGTATATCATTGACCAGGTTAATTTCGGTTCCATTTACAAAAACATGTCCTTCTTTTATCTCAACACGATTTTCCATTTTAGTCACTGCCCTTCTAGTCGCTAATGAACAATATTCATCTAATTATAGCAAAAATGAATTTGATTCACCATCAACGGTTAAAAACATAGCTACTCGTATCAAATTAATAGTTAAGATAGGAGTATTACTTATGGCAAATTCTACGATCAGGCAGGCCGATATACTGTTAAGAGAGTGTACCGTTATGCAGGTAGCTACGCTTGATACCGATACCGGTTTTCCTAATATAGTTTCGCTAACACCACTTAAATCACACCGATCGCTGAAAGAAATCCTTTTTTACACTGATCGCGACACTACTACCATTCAAAACGTCCTAGAGAAGCCTGTGGTGGCTGTTTACTGCTTCAATGAGCTACACCACTCATCGTTGCTATTGCGTGCAAAGGCCGTTGTATTGACCGCTGAGGAGGCCATACCAAGCTTTACGGAAAGCCTCAATTCTTTTCAAAAATCGTTACAGTATGATCGACCCGTCATCATCCGTTGCAACCCACTAACCGTCAAGATCAGATACAACAATGACATCGAGTTCAGCAAGCTAAACGAAATCTAAGCTCAGTTCTTGGAGATGCACTTATGAATGGTCCAGTTACATTAAGTGAGGCACACTTCATTGGCCTCATCATTGTTCTTATAGGCGTCTACTTAGCCTTATTTGGCCACAAACACCGTTGGGTATATTGGCTCATTGACCCAGACAAACCCGGCAGCAGCCTCTGGTTGGCAGCCGTTTTCATCATTATCGGCGTGCTCATGATGATGGTTAGAAAGATGCAATAATACGACTTCATAAAGGGGGGCTAGTTTTCAGACAAAGAAATAGCCTTCCGCGGAAGGCTGCGTGGGCGATGAAGCAAAACTAAAAATTAAACTATTTGAAGGAGAATAAAATGGAAGACCATAATCTGCATGATGAGGCTGAAGCCGAAAAGAAACTGAGAGAGTATATCTATGTTGACACCGACTTAATGAATTCCTTATTAGCCCAGTTTGACGAAGGCTTGAGCACCCTGACTACGCGTATGAATGAGAAAACCTCCATACTGACTCAGGTCGCAACTAAAGGTGGAAGAAAATCCGCAAAAATTAGCGGCGGAGTCCCAGGGATAGCAAATGGTTCAGGATCGGCCGAAGATAGCCACTCTATGGCAGACGAAAGTTCAACACATAATAGGCATCAGTATTCAGAGAATATAGTATACGGTGATTACGGGGTCGAGATCCTTGAAGGCTATCTAAAAAAACAATTTGTTCCTGTTGAGAATGCGGAACCAGGAGACTTGGTACTTTACAAAGATAGCTTTTCCTTATACGACTTCGATTCTCTTGAAGCCGGTACCAACCCTGAAATTATTGATCCAGTGCTGAGATTGTCTACAGATAATGTTTCAGAAGAAAAGTTAGATGGTTACAAAAAACAGCTGAGAGTTATCCAAGCAAGGACAAGGAATGCCAGCAACGCGAAAATGCAAATAGATGACATGAAGAAGAAAATCCAAAAAGCAGAACAAAAGATAACAGAGGACAAAAGCTCGCAAGAGAATTTTAGAAGTGTTTATGCAATGGTGAACTTCTTTTCAAAAAGTATGCCGAATAGTGTCATTGTTTCCACTGAGCAAACCGTTGTTTTTGCACAAAAGTCTCTTTTTAGATTAAGCCCATCACAACTTCAAATGCTACAAAAAAATCCACGAACCCTTTATATAATGGGAATCGTGGAAAACAAATCAGATAATACAAATTGGAAACACCAAACTCTTACAAATTCTCAATTGGCACCCCGTGATATTGGTGCGATTGCAAGTTACTTGTCATCAATCGCATTGACTAACTTTGGCATTTCACAAAAAGAGGATTCTTTAAGAATTCGGCCTATCTCTATGTATTTTTAAATGTCGTTTAGGTCCTTGGTGTTCCGCACTTGGTTTGG